GTAAGTGATTTGAAGATACTATTTTCAGAAAGCTGCCCAACGATTCGTCCATCAATACTACGAAAATTGCGTTTGAGAAAATCAACTTCATTAATATTGATAAAAGGTACACTCTTTGACTCCTTATCTGCCATCGTGTAAGGTATACCATGATTGGACAAAACCTTGGATATGGTGGTATGGTTATATGAATCTAGAGCAGACCCAAGACAATTATCATCACCCAGCGTCATAGGAGCAACATTGTTTCTAAAAAACTCTAATCGCTCAACGCCCTCAATTTTTAAGAAAGCAAATCTAAGGTACATAGAATTGGTGAGACTATTAATGATAACAGTAAGGGGAGTACCTGAAGGATTGCCTCCCAAAAATTGAATTACATCTCCATTCATATTAATGATGGGAAATGCAATATCCGTAGCAATACCACGCATGATAAGAACATCCTGTGGACTCAATGTGCTATGTACAGATATTAATGAGTCGAGAATCCAAAAATCAGCTCTAATAAACGCTGCAGGCATGTTCTTATCATAGGCTGAATAATCACCTGCTATTAATTTATCAACACCGAACCTACACAAATAATTTCTTAATTTTCCCCAATCCTTAGAATAACAATTCATTCCGACAGCACACTCGCTCTTGAAGTTGTATTTCATAATAGCCTTGGTAATCTTAAGGTATTTCTGTCTGACCAAAATACTAAAGGCAACATCACATGCAGTAAAAATCCGAGTCTTGCCAGAATCTCTTTTCGATTGCTTGATTGGCTCATCTTTTAGAGTACCATTGAAAAGAACACAAGCTCTTTGTCCAAGACTGTATTTTTGCACTAAAAGATTCATCATATTTTGAACATCTTCATTAGGCATGTAGTATTCAATACCTTCATCATCCACATGAACATCAAAATACTTTCTTTTTTCACCTGGAAAAAACATCCCTCCGGAAGTGTTCATTGGCAATATATTTAAAAAAGAATCGCCATGAATGCCATTAACAGCAGTGCGCACATCTACAGGCCCACAATCCAACAGCCAATCAGTGTCTTGCGTCACATCCTTGATGTAAGATTGAGCACAAGCAATAATATCATTAACATCAAACAAGGGGGTGATGTTAGCTTGATCCTCAGTAGCCACAGAGAAAGGGTTTAGCCACGCACCATCTCTCTCCACAGGCACCATCAGAGGCGTAGTGAGTTTATTCTCAAAACCAAACTCCTTAGCAATATCATCATGAATAATAGATTT